GTATTAACTTTGAAACTAGGTAAAGCAAAAGTTCCATTAGTAATTACAAATCATACTTATGATGTTGTTGGTTCTATGTTCCCTCAAAAAGAAATGGGTGGTGGCTCAGGATTAAAGTATGCGGCTTCCACAATTATTTACTTATCAAAGAAAAAAGACAAAGATGGCTCAGAAGTCGTGGGTAATATAATTCATTGTAAAACTCACAAATCTAGATTATCAAAAGAAAATTCTATGGTCGATGTTAGGCTAAGTTATGAAAAAGGTTTAGATAGATATTATGGTTTATTAGATTTAGCACTCAAACATGGTATATTCAAACAAGTATCAACTCGTATTGAATTGCCTGATGGTACAAAACAATATGCTAAAACTATTAATAATGAACCACAAAAATATTTTACCGAAGATATAATGAAACAGTTAAACGAAGCATCTGAAAAAGAATTTTCTTATGGCATCAGTTAAATATAATTTCGTAGAAAATCCTAAAATAAACTCTACTGGATTTCAAATATCCGAGGGTGAATATAAAGATGTAATTTACTATTACGGTAAAGTAAAGTTTATTGAAGAGAATGATAATATGAGATTAAAGTTTGATTACAATGTTGCAAGAAATCCTAATAATGTTGATACAGACAACGAAAAGTTTGTAAAAATTATTGGTGATATTCTTGCAGATAATATAGAAAGGGAAGTAGATAATGGCACAATCGGAAAGAATAGAAAGAACAGCACTTCGTAATTTAGTTTTCAACGAAGAATATACAAGAAGAGTAATACCATTTATTCGTAAAGAATATTTTGAAGACCGTGCTGAGAGAACTATTTTTGAAGAGATACAAAAGTTCGTTACAGAATATAATAAAAATCCCACCAGAGAAACTTTAGAAATAGATTTACAAAAACGAAAAGATTTAAACGAAACAGAATATAATCGTATTGTAGATGTTATCAAATCGTTAAATCCTCAAGACGTAGATTTAGATTGGTTAATTAATACAACTGAAAAATTTTGTAAAGACCGTGCAATACACAATGCTGTATTAGATGGTATTCACATTATCGAAGGTAAAGACAATAGAAGGTCACCAGAAGCAATACCTGATATTTTATCTGATGCACTAGCAGTAAGTTTTGATAATTCTGTCGGTCATGATTATCTAGAAGACATTGATAGTAGATTTGATTTCTACCATACTAAAGAAGAAAAGATACCTTTTGATATTGACTTTTTTAATAAGATAACAAAAGGTGGTTTGCCTCCGAAAACTTTGAATGTTGCTTTGGCTGGTACCGGTGTCGGTAAAACTTTGTTTATGTGTCATCTAGCCTCTCATATATTATCATTAAATAAAAATGTTTTGTATATCACAATGGAAATGGCAGAAGAAAGAATAGCAGAGAGAATAGATGCTAATTTAATTAATGTTTCTATGGAAGACTTACAATCTTTGAATAGAAAAATGTTTACAGATAAAGTTACAAAAATATCGAGTAAGACTACTGGTAAATTAATTATAAAAGAATATCCTACTGCGTCTGCTCATGCAGGTCATTTCAGAACCTTAATAAATGAACTTGCACTAAAGAAAACATTTAAACCTGATATTGTGTTTATTGATTATATTAATATTTGTGCTTCATCAAGATTTAAACCTGGTGCAAATGTAAACTCATACACTTACATAAAATCGATTGCAGAAGAATTAAGAGGTCTTGCAGTCGAGTGTAATTTTCCTATATTCACGGCAACTCAAACGACCAGAACTGGTTTCGTTTCAACTGACATTGGTTTAGAAGATACTTCAGAATCCTTTGGTTTACCAGCCACTGCTGATTTAATGTTAGCTTTAATATCAACTGAAGAATTAGAAGAAGCCGGACAAATGATGATTAAACAGTTAAAGAACAGATATAACGACCCTACAATAAATCGTAAGTTTGTTATAGGTGTAGACCGTGCAAGAATGAAGTTATATGATGTAGAACAATCTGCACAAACATTAGTCAATCAAAAACTAGATGAAGAAGGAGAAAAGTATGTCGAACGCTACTCTAAAGAAAAGACGCCAGAAGAAAAGTACAAAGACTTCAAATTCTAAAAAACTTAAATATAGCGTCAAACCCATGAAGGTCAATAAAGACATAAAATGGAAAGTAATCGAGGGAAGAACAAAGATTATTAGTGTTTTTGATTTTGAAGATGAGGCACAAGATTTAGCAGACTTTCAAAACAAAAATCAAGTATGGCTACCAAATGGGGGCATTCCAAACTTTTTATGCTATAAATAGTATTGACTTTTTACTATTTTTATATTATATTATGGAGGTATAGAAACATGGAGGTACTTGATGAAATCATTTACAGGCTTTTTAAAAGAAAGCGAAACATTAAAAGAAGCGGCACCATCGGGTGCTGAATATGAGTCTATCATTACTGTTGGTTATAACCAAGGTAATCCACCATATAATTTAGGTAAAGCAAAAGACAAAGCCGCATTCAGCGGTGTATCTAAATTTTTTCCAGAATACAATAAAGAAGCACAAGCACTAGGTAAAACTTTTCGTGGAGTGACGAAAGGTACCATGAAACAACATGGAGCTTCAAAAGATACTACATCTGCATTGTGGAAAAAATATTCAGGTAAAGGTAAAGACACACCGAAAACTGATATGTTTACTCCAAGACACAATATCTCGTTAAAGAAAAAAGGTGGTTCACAATTAATGTCTGCTGCTGCAGGCGAAGCAATCGCAACTGTTATGGGTGCATTAGAAATGACAGGTAAAAACACTAAAGCAGTGAAAGCCATTGCTGATGATATAGAAAACAGATTTACAAAACTTATGGTTGATGGTTCTATTGAGGCTTTGATGGATCCTGAGAAAGATAGAAAAGGCTCTTTCAAAGATATGTCAAAAACTGAAAGACAAAAGAAAATAAAAGAGAAAATTAAAATAGATGAAATGCATAAAGACCTTGGTGATAGTATCAATACAATATTAAATAAACATAATAATGTAAAAGAAAATATTGTTTATATTGCAACAACTGGTTATTCTAAATTTCCAGAGGGTAGTAGAGGTATAGCTAATAAACTTATTGAGTTTGACCCCAAGTCAGGTAAACTAACACATGATATAGATACAGGTGGTCCAGATAATATGTCTGCATCAATAAAAAATATGGCAAAAGCTACAAGTTTTTATTGTGCATTTAAAACAAGTAAAAAGAATCCATATTCAACATTGAGAACTAAAACTGGTAAGTTTGAATATTATCAACCTTTACCTGATAGAACTCTAAACGAATTGATGATAGACACACTATTAACTGATTTGGATTTGTACGGACTTGACGAGTCATATAAACACATGACTGAAGATATGGTTATAGAAAATTTATTTAAAAAAGCTATAGACAAAGTTAAAGCCATCGGAGGTTCTTTAAAAGATTATCTATCTAGTTTCTTTAATAAGATAAAAGAGGGATTTAAAAGAGCACTTAATGGTATAATTAAATTAGGTAAAAAAGCATTTGAAGCTTTATTAAGTTTTTTAGGTTTAGAAATCACTAGTGCTAAAGTTAGAATAACTGGTGTAGGTGGGATATTTGCAAGTTAATATGTTTGATATTTTATATGAAGAGAAAAACACACATCTTGAACATCTTGAAGATGATATCATTAATAATGGTGGTGATGGTGGTGATAACGCTATAAATTTTTTATCAGCAGTCAGAAATATGTTACAAGCAAAAACAACTAAAAAAGTAAACGTAAGTGTTAAATGGGATGGTGCACCTGCTATTGTTTGTGGTATCAATCCTGAAAATGGTAAGTTCTTTGTTGGAACTAAATCAGTATTTAACAAAACACCTAAAATAAATTATACGATACAAGATATAAAAAATAATCATACAGGTGAACTAGTGAACATTTTAAGAGAGTGTTTAGAATACTTATCAGGTCTTAATATAAAAGGTATTTTACAAGGTGATTTATTATTTAAATCAAATGGTAAAAAGAAAAGCACTTATAAAGGTGCTGATGGTAAATCTGAGTCAATGATTGCTTTCACACCTAACACAATTACTTACATGGTACCTGAAAGTTCTGATATCGGTAAAAAAATTAATCGAGCAAAATTAGGTATAATATTTCATACGACTTATAAAGGCTCAAAGATGGAAAAGTTAAGCACTAAATTTGGTGCCGATGTATCAAAGTTAAGAAATAGTCCTAATGTATTTTTTGACGATGCTTCTTATAAAAATGTTTCAGGTTCAGCAACAATGACAATCGGAGAAGGTCAGGCATTTGAAAAGATATTAAATATGGCTCGAGGTTCACTAAAAAAATCTAGAGCACTATTAAATAGAATGCCAGTAGAAGACAATCCTTTATCTATTGGTGTTGCATTAAAAACATATCTTAATTCTTTTATCAGAGCAGGTACAGATTTACCATCAACAAAAGAAACAGCACAAAAGTTCGAAGACTTTTATAGAGAGAGAACACAAAAAGATATTGATAGAGTTAAAACAGATAAAGCAAAAGAAAAATATAAACTAATTCAAGACAATGGTTTAAAATTTATTACTAAGGCAAAAGAAGAAATATATTTTGCAATGGCAACTTATAAAACTTTACAAAGAGCAAAGAAAGTTCTAATTGACAAACTTAACATGGCAAAATCAATAGGAACTTTTGTAAAAGATGGAACAGGTTTAAAAGCAACAAATCCTGAGGGATATGTTGCAGTGGACTCAAAAGGTAAAGCAGTGAAGTTAGTAGATAGATTAGAGTTTAGTGTTCAAAACTTTACAATAGATAAAAATTGGGATAAGGGGCAACCATATGCAAACGTATAAAAATTTTGTAGAAGGTAAAAAAGGTCCACCAGAAAGTTACGAAGACCAATATAAAAGAAGAGTGGTTCCGACAACTAAACCTGAACACAAAGAAAAAGGTTTTAAGTGGAGAATAAAAGGTAAAAAAGATAGTTCTAAAACTATGAAGTTATACAAAACGAAACCTAGTTTTAAACAGTTTAAAGGAGAGCTCAGAAGAATTGCTGCTTTTGAGTTTGGGTAGAATGAAAAGATTTTACGAATTACAAGAGGGTGTTTATGACCCAGGTATCTTCAAGGCTTTCTTTCTTGCAGGTGGTCCTGGTTCTGGTAAATCATATGTGACTAGTAGAATTACACCTGGTTTAGGTTTGAAGAATGTTAATTCTGATACAGCTTTTGAGAATGCATTAAAGAAAGCAGGATTGTCATTAGATATGCCACCTGAAGAAGAAGAATTAAGAGATGTAATTAGAACAAAATCAAAACGACTTACAGAAAAACAACTAGGATTATATTTAAAAGGTAGACTAGGTTTAGTAATTGACAGCACTGCAAGAGATTTTGTAAAAATAGAAGTTGCTAAATCTGCACTCACAAGATTTGGTTATGATAGTTATTGTATATTTGTAAATACAAGTTTAGATGTAGCATTAGCTAGAAATGCTGCAAGACCTAGAAAGGTACCGATTGATATAGTGAAAAAAAATCACAAAGAAGTTCAAGAAAATGTAGGTAAACTACAAAGATTATTTGGTTTAAGAAACTTTATAGTTATTGATAATAATAAAGCTAATGAAGATATATTAGAAAAGTCATATAAGTTAGTTAGAAAAATTGTAAAGAATCCACCATCAACAGGAATTGCTAAAAATTGGATAGCAAATCAAATTAAAAAGAAAAAGATGAAAGAAGATATAGACGAAGCACCAAGAATACCAAGAAAGAAAGGTCAACCTGCAGGTAGTAAAAAACATTCTGATTTATATACAGATGAAAATCCTAAAGGTACTATTCACGGATTAGGTTTCAAAGATGTTGAAACTGCAAGAGCAAGTGTTAAAAAAATAGAGGGCTCAGGAAAAACACATGCTCATAAAATACAGGCTGCGATTGCAATGGAGCAAAGAGCTAGAGTGATGGGTAAAACCAAAGAAGCAGCAATTTATAGAGCATACATAAACAAAATGAAGGAGAAGACAAAACAAATGAACAAAAAAGAATCAACCTTTGAAAGTTTATGGAAAAACATTCATAAAAAAAGACAAAGGATAAAAAGAGGCTCTGGCGAAAGAATGAGAAAACCTGGTGAAAAAGGTGCACCATCTGCTGATGCACTAAAAAGAGCAAAGGGTGAATCGTTCACAAAATTTTTAGAGAAAGCACCAAACACTGCAGATGCGATGAAACGATACAAAGCAGGTAACGCAGGGTTTACAGACAAAGCTCATCTTAAAGCAAAAGGTTTGATACCAAGAGCAGACGGAACAAAAAAGGTAAGTGACAAATACAAATGAAAACAGTAAAAGAATTACTTAAAAAAGATGTAGGTAGAAAACAACCGGTTGTTTTTGCATTCGGTAGATTTAATCCACCTACTATTGGTCATCAAAAATTGATTGACAAAGTAATTACTATTGCAAAAAGAGTAAAAGGTTTACCTGTATTGTATGTAAGTGCAACACAGGATAAAAAGAAAAATCCTCTCTCAGCAAAAGATAAACTAAAATATATTAAAATGGTTTATAAGAGAGGTATTCAACTTAATGCTGCAGGTTCTGATTCCAGAACATTTATGGAAATACTTAAAAATAGATTTAATAAAAAGTATA